TTGTTCCAATAATTGCATATTTTCTAGCTTTACTATTTACAAAATGATGAAGACCTCTTCCTGCACCTGTTAGTGCATCGTCTCCTAGTTGTTTCCAACCACCTATTTTTTCAGGTATGCCGTATCTAAAACGAACATTATCGCAGTCTATCCACTGTCCCTCGGCTCCTGTGGCTGAAAGTTGCTTATTTATACCTGGCTGAAAACCTATTTTTTGTAGCATAATAATCCTATAATAATCAGGCAGGAGATGGTGTGGTGGTGTATCTCCCGCCAGATTATTATTCTACTATATTATTTTGGTAATTTAAAGCCTTTATACCATGCAGGCAACCCTATAAATGGTCTTTTATCAAACTCATTTTCTTTAGCCATCTTAGAGCCTTTTTTGTTGTAATGTAGAAATACTTGACCGCAATGGTCGCCTTTAAATTCTTCTCTCCAATGTTCTAAATCACATCCAGAGTATATTAACATATCTCCCGGTTCTAATTTTACTTCAATACCAGCTTGATTTTTTTTACCTGTTGGATCTAAATATATCGGCCAATCGTCACCACCAAGGTTTAGTGTTGTAGATATTTCACAACTGAATCTATCTTTGTGTCTAGCTAATACATCTCCTTGTTTATATATTCTAGCATAAGAATATGTTTCTGATAGTTTTAAACCTGTATGTTTTTCCATAATAGGTTTTACTTTTTGTAACAAAGTTTCCATAACTAAATCAGCATAATGTGAATAAGTATTTGGAACTTGATGATCTGTCCACACACCAAAGTACTCCGTAAATGGTGAAATGTATTTTTGATCAAATAAAAATCTAGCTACATTTCTTTTATTTATAAAATAAGCATAACAAAAATCAGCCATTTCTCTGCTTATTGCTTTTTTTAAAACACTATATTTATTTCTTTTGAACGACATTTAAAACTCCTTTCGGTATTGCTTGAATATTCCAATGTATAAATCTAAATGGTTTGTATCCCATATCTACAATATATTGATGTGGCATGTATGACGGAAAAAATATCATTCTACCCGGTTGTGCTTTATAATGTATTTGTGAAGATGCATGAGTAACTTTCATTTTATCTTTTTCAGGTAAAAGATTCATAATATTACCTGGTCTTGGATCTTCGAACATAGGCATTGAAGTAGATTCATCTGCTTTTAAAAAATAAAATCCAGATATGTGTCCGTTCCAATGAGTATGTAATGTGTGATGTCCACCACCTTGTTTTGCAAACTCTTGAACCCATAATTCTGTTGTAAACACTTGATAATTTGTTAAATCAAAACCCATTTCACCTAATAAATTATGTGCTGTTGCACCAATATAATCTGTTAATTTTTTAAATTTGGGATCACCAATTAAAGTTGTAGAATGAAATACATGACCCATATCTCCTTTATCACCAAACTTTTTATTTCTTTTTTCTATTTGTTTTTTTAAATTTTTTTTAGATTGTTTAATATATTTATCGGAGGCTTTGTTTAAATCGTTAACAAATTCAGGAGCATCAGCATACCATATAGGGCATTTAAAATACTCCTCTAAGTTTAATTGTTTTGGAAAATTCATTTAAATGGCCATCCTAAATTCCAAATTACTAAACTATATCTTGATCCTTTTTTTACTGGACATACTCTATGCCATACATGTGAAGGAAAAACAACCAAAGATCCTTTTGGTAAAATTTCGTTACATTTTCTTATGTTTGGTTTTTTATCAGGATCTAAATTTCTAAAATCAAATTCTAGTTCACCACCTTTATAATCTTTTGGATCTGACAAACTAACTGTTACAGATAATTTTCTTATCTTACCGTTGGAAGGATCTTGAGGGTTTTCTGGCTTAAAGTAAGGTTTATCCCAACTGTCACAATGCCAATCATAATACTGTCCTTTTTCGTATTTTGTAAATTGACATGACTCACTAAAATCCCATTGAAAATTCCAACCAGCATTTGCATTTGCTTGATGAACATAAGGTTGAATTTCTTTATATATCCATCTATCATTCATCCAAACAATATTGGAGTCTCGTTTAGTTTTTAAATCTTTTATTTGTTTTTTGCTTAATTTTTTATTACCAAACCCACCAGTCACTGCCATTTGATCCGAAATAGATTTTCCATATTTAACTATATCATCACAAATCCTAGAAGGAATTGCTGATCCAAACCACCAATAATAATTTGTTAAGTTCATATGTCTTTATAAACTTAATATAACAATAACTATGAGATTGTCAACGTTCCAGATACGTTGAAGGTTGCAATTTTTTGTCCACCTGGAGCTGTGCTCGTAGCGTTACATCCTGGAGCAACAGTAAATGTTACTGCACTTGGTCCTCTAACAATAACCACTCCACTACCACCTCCTGCAGAAGTGTTTGGCACGTCTTGACCACCACCTCCACCGCCACCAGTATTGGCTGTACCTGCTGTAGCGCAAGTTGGTGCACAAAATACTGTTTGACCTGTGCTACCTGTTCCACCACCGCCAGCACCACCAGGTGTTGGAGATCCATATTGTGCTCCACCACTTCCACCACCACCTCTTTGAACACATGATCCTGAAATTCCTGAAGTTGCTCCTGCACCACCAGTACCACCTGGCCCTGCTGGCCCTGTAGGGGATGGACTATGACCTGAACCTGGAGCATTTGAACCTGCAGCTCCTGCACCTCCACCTCCACCACCAGCTCTACGTAAAGCTGTACCAGCTGCATTTCCTTGACCTGGAGGACTTGCCTGTCCTGCACCAGTTGTACCACCTGGATTTCCTGGATTATTTGTGCCAACTCCGCTGTCAGTGCTTCCCTGTCCACCACCAGAACCACCAGAATCACCACCACCATTTTCATTACCACCTCCACCACCACCGGTGGCTGTAATGCCTCCAAAACTTGAATCATTTCCAGGAATAACGGGACCAGTGCTAGGCGCACCGCCTGCTCCAATTACAATTGAGTGTGTTACAAATCCTTCTAATGTTAAAGCTGATACTCCTGAACCAAATGGAGATACTGTATAACAACCAGTAGAAGTACCAGCTGATTCTCTATAACCACCAGCTCCACCTCCACCACCTCTTTTATTTCCTCCAGAACCACCACCTGCTATTATTAAATAATCTACATCAAACTCTGCGAAGAAAGGCCATGTATTATCTTTTTTCGCTTGAAATTGACTTTGCATTGACCACACACCACTTGCTTTATTTAATTCTTTTACGACTACAATTCCTGAACCACCTGCTGCAGAAGTACCAGGGAAATTCATTGAACCTCCTCCTCCACCACCAGTGTTAGCAGTTCCTGCTACTCCATTTCCACATTCATTTGGACCTGGATTTCCAGCTCCTCCACCTCCAGAGCCACCTGCTCCACCACTTCCACCAGATTGATGGCCTCCGCCACCTCCTCCAGCAAATGTACTACATGGATCTAATGCACTTGTTGCTCCAGCACCACCGTTTCCAGCAACATTACCGGGTCCTCCATTCCCACCTGCAGCTCCTTTACCACCACCACCGCCGCCTCCATAGCCAGGAGCACCACTTCCAGTTCCACCTGGATTACCTTGACCACAAATACCTGTTCCTGCAGTACCACAATTTTTACCTCCACCACCTCCCCCAGAACCACCTGGACGACCTCCACAAGGATTACCACCTCCACCACCTCCACCTGTCGCTGTTTGACAAAATGCAGTTGTTGAACTTCCATCATTACCTTGAGGTGAAGGATAAGGTGTTCCTGATCCTCCAGCACCAATTGTTATAGGGTATGCTGTTGCTCTATTTACTGAGATACAACTAACTGTTATGAAACCTCCTGCTCCTCCGCCACCACCTTGATTGGTATTACCTGATCCTCCACCTGCAACTAGTTCAGCAGATAAAAGTTGAGTTCCTGGTTGTGTAGTATGACATCCTGTAGATGTTATAGATGTAACGGTGTTTTTTCCAAAAGAAGATTTGTTAGAAACTCCTATTACACCGCCATTTGTTGAGCCAGATTTACTTCTTGGCATTGTGTCCTCCTACTCGGACACCCAAGCTGTGCCATTCCAATTATATTTGGTAGGTGTCTCCGATTCGTCGTTTGATTTTACTGCTTCCCAACCTGTAGTGTTGTCAGCGTTATATTTATCTTCGTTCCAATTTATAAAATATTTTACATCACCTTCTTCTGTAATTGTTGGATAAGTTATAGGTGCTTGCCAATCATCATTACTATCTAGTGACCAAGATGCAAAAGGTTGTTGTCCTAAAAATTTATCTTTTACAGGAT